GCGGGAGATATAGCGATGTTCCTTGCGATGGTGGTCCGGAACGCTATGGAGGATTTCCATTGCAAACATCTCACAGATGTGCAGATGAAGGAATTGAACCCTATTATCAGGAATGCTATCTTCACGGGNTTGCACGCTCTGGAACATGTGGATGAATCTGAGACTGCGCTAGCATTCGTCAACTTCCAGGAGATGGTTATGCCAAGCTACTGGGAAGAGCCTGAATTGACGGAAGACTTTGGTTGTCCGGAGGTAGTTTGAATGATCAAAGCCATGGGCGGCTGGCTGCTCTTGGATGGCATTGGCAGCATAATTATGTACTACGGGAAGAAGGGCTACGATGGCAGGAAGCAAAGTTGGCGAAGAGACCATGGACTAAGAGTTGCCCGGGCCATCATAGGACTACTACTCATTATCTGGGGTTAGGCGAATGACTAATAAGATTGGCAGACCAAAGATTGAAATTGACCTGGCTTTAGTCAAGAAGTGCTGCAATCTCCTCTGTACCGATGAAGAACTAGCTGATTTCATTGGTGTGTCAATCGATACTATCAAGAGGCGTAAGGTAGACGAGGATGACGAGTTCTGCGCTATCTATAAAAAAGCCAAGGCAGAAAGTAGGCTCTCTCTACGGCGCCAACAGTGGTTATCAGCCAAGGGCGACCCTGGGGAATTACTGAGGGACGATGAAGGTAAACCGGTGTTGTCAGCGAAGGGCAATGTAATCATGGTTGGAGCCCGGGATCCTTCGGTAACAGCGCAGATATGGCTAGGCAAACAGATACTGGGCCAGGCAGACAAGCAGGAAGTGACTGGCAAAGGCGGCAAGGATCTGATCCCCTCAGTTCATGACCTCTCAGACGAAGAACTCGCAGTGATAGCAGCCGAAGGGCTTGTGAAGAAATAGTGGTGAAAACGGACAGATGCCAACGGCAATAGCACCCTCTGAAGCAGCACAGCAAATCCTTGACCGGCGAGAGGCCAGGAGAGGCCTGATAGACTTCTGCACGTTCACACTTCCCGATTATGACCCTGCTGAACACCTTCAAACAATAGCGGATAAACTGGAGGCCGTAGAAAGGGGGGAGGTCAAGAGGCTGATGATATTCAGCCATCCGAGGTCGGGCAAGTCGGAATTGGCCTCTATCCGCTTCCCGGCCTGGTATCTTGGCAGGCATCGACAGGATCAGGTCATCGGCTGTTCTTATGCTGAGGGCCTTGCATATTCGAATAGCTTTGCAGTTAGAGAAACAATCACTGACCCCCGATATCAACGCTTGTGGGATATTGGACTTGCTACATCTGGGGCTATCAGATGGCAGATAGAAGGGAAGGACAATAACCGGGCGTCGTATATTGCNGCTGGTGTNGGTGGAGGAATAACGGGTGAGGGAGCCAATCTATTAATTATCGATGATCCAGTGAAAAACAAGGAAGAAGCCGATAGTGTGGTTTCCCGGGATAGGGCTTGGAACTGGTATAGAACAGTCGCCAGGACGCGGTTACAGCCCGATGCTGCCATAGTGCTGATAATGACACGATGGCACAAGGACGACCTAGCAGGCAGGATACTCAAGTTGGCAGCCGAAAACCCACAAGCGGACCAGTGGGAAGTGCTACATCTGAGAGCGATCGAGGACGGTCAAGCATTGTGGCCAGCGCGGTATCCTGTTTCAGACTTGGAGAACATACGGTCAACCATTGGATCCCGAGACTTTGCGGCGCTCTATCAGGGCGATCCGGTGCAGGCCGAAGGGAACATAATCAAGCGCGAGTGGTGGAAATACTACAATGTGCGTGACGAATATACGCGGCTTGTGCAGTCGTGGGACACGGCGTTCAAGTCCGGCCAAGGTAACGACTACTCCGTATGCTCATTATGGGGAGAGTCGGATAGCCACTTCGATCTCATCGACGTATGGCGGGGGCGCGTGGAGTTCCCTGAACTGGAAAGGGCGGTAGTGTCGGCCTACGACAGGGACAAACCAAGTGCTGTGCTGATCGAAGATGCGGCCAGTGGGCAATCGCTGATTCAGTCTCTAAAGAAGCGCACTAAGCTACCAATTAAACCTGTGAAAGTGGATAGAGACAAGACAGCAAGGGTGAACGCTGTCACGCCGCTGATTGAGGCCGGCAGAGTCCGGTTGCCAGCAAGGGCAAGATGGCTACACGACTTCATCGCCGAAGTATCGGCTTTCCCCAACGGAGAGCATGATGACCAAGTTGACACCATGACGCAAGCGCTTACTTATATGGCCGGACGACCGGAGAAACAAGTATTATTCGTATAGAGGGGAGTGGTAACACAATGGTACATGAGACCGTCCACGAACTGACACTCAGAGAGGCGGAGGTATTGGCCCTTCTTGCGGCGGGGTACACTAACAAAGGGATTGGCGAGCGCTTGCATTTAGTCGAGTATAGCGTCAATAGATGCCTGTCCGATATATACCAGAAGCTACAGCCACCGGCGGGGATGAATCCGAGGGTATGGACAACATTATATGTGCACGGCTTGGATATCCACCATGCACATATTAAGGGCGATGGGTAGGCTAGGAGGCAACATGAGGCTAACTGGTACGAGCGATATTGTAGACTTGCTTGACAATATGGATGTGGGCCATGTTATCATCTATAAAACACAGAACAGGCTAAACGTCGTCTCGCTTCCGATACCGTTGCCGTTCGGTCAGGTGACGACTTACATGCAGAACGACAGCATCGTCAGAGTCACTCAGACGACGAGCTGGAAACCTGACCATATAACGACATCTAGGNCGGATGTAACTTTCACTGGAGGGCTTGCAGAGAATGGCGCATGAAAGCTGGACGTACTATGGCAAGAATGAGGCATCAATCGAAGAAATAGTAGACCGACTCCACAGCAAGCTGAGCGGCAAGCTGAAAGAAAAGGAGGAAGAGGAAACGAGGGCGATATATAAAGTGTATCTCGTTGACCCGAAGCAAGGCGAGATACTAGACAGTAGCGAAGTGGTGGCCAAGAACGGGGAGGAGGCAAAGTTGAGGTTCTTGGCTGGAATGCCTTTGCGCATTGGTGCCGCTGACCTAGACAAGCGTGACATCGGGGTAGCCGAGCTAACCGGCCACTTCATTCGGGCGAAGCAAGAAACGTCAAGGGTACAGATAGTCAAAGATGACTTGCAAGATGCTGACACAAGCGTTTCCTGAAACAATAGCTCAGTCATAAAAAGCACTCCGACTGCGAAGTGTGGTATAATAGGGTGATGATAAGCTCTGTGGTCGGAATATGGGCGAGTTATTGGGTCGAGCCGTAGAGTTCGTCATGTAGTTTAGGGTAGAGGCCTGACCGAACAACGGAGGGCAGATGAGCAGTAATGCTTATTTGGCCTCTTTTTTATTGCTATGAGTGTGAGGGAACGAGTAGCTGAGACGTTAGCGCGTGTCATAGCTAGTGGGAATGGCAAGGCGGCGCCACCTTATTCTTCGTCAGTTTACGGCGAGCTGAATGTCCCCATGGGCATGACATCGCAAGCCTACTTGGCGCTATATGGACAAGTAGGCTGGTTGTTTGGGGCTGTTAGCCGGATCGCGGAGGCCGTGGCTGACACAGAGTGGAAGCTATACAGGCTGGAGAAGGGCGAGAGGAGAGAGGTTGTTGGCCATCCGATGATGAAGCTGCTTTCCTATATCAACCCATTCATGACCGGCAACGAATTATTCGAGGCTCATCAGATGTATATGGAGTTGGTCGGTGAGTCGTTTTGGTATATCGTAAAGGGGAAGACGACAGGTAAGCCTGTGGAGATTTGGCCGCTACCGCCAACTCGGATGAGGATTGTGCCAGATGCGCAACAGTTCATCAAGGGGTACGTCTACGAGTTCGGCACGCATCATATACCCCTGGAGACGAACGAGGTCATCTTCATCAAGCGGAATAATCCCGCCAATCCCTACAGAGGCATAGGGGTTACACAGAGCATAGCGGTGGACTTGCAGTCGGAGAAGTTCGCGGCGCAGTGGAATAGAAATTTCTTTTTTAACAATGCCGTACCTTCTGCGGCTGTCATATACAAGGATGAAATCACGTCGGAGGAGTTCCGGCGCCTTAAGGAACAATGGGATAGCAAGTACCGTGGCGTGGCGCAAGCGCACAAGATGGCTATATTGGGCGGTGATGCCAGGATTGAGCAGATAGCGTTCTCTCAGCGTGATATGGACTTTTGGAAGCAGAGAAAATTAAACAGGGATACTATCTTGGGAGCGTTCGGAATACCGTCATCAGTAATGGGAGTTGCTGAAAACGTCAACCGTGCCAACGCTGAATCTGGCGAGTTCGTATTTGCACGTTGGGTCATTAAGCCGCGCCTCTCTAGGCTGCGTGGAAAGCTGAACGAACAATTGCTGCCCATGTTTGGGGATAAGTCATTAGAGCTGGATTTTACCGACCCAGTGCCGGAGAACCGCGACTTCATCTTGAAAGAATCGACGGAGGGTGTTAAGGCTGGCATTATGACCGTGAATGAAAGCCGACAAATGCTCGGCTTGAACAAAGTCAAGAGCGGCGACGTGTTCCTGGTACCGATGAATATTGTGCCAGTCAAGGCAGATAAAGCCGAGGCACAAATGACTACGCCGATAGCGAGACCCAAGTTGGCAATAGACCGTTCGCTTGCGCTGGCCAATGACGAGCAGAGGGGTATTTATTGGCGGCAGTTTGTGTTGAAGACCGAACAACAGGAAAAGCCAATCAAGTCTAAGTTGGTGGGCCTATTTAATAAACAAGAGAAGAAGGTGTTGGCCAAGTTGCCAACGGCTAGTAAGCCGTCGGACGTATTATTTAATATGCGTGAGGCCGCGAAGGACTTCAAGGACGCATTAGAGCCAATGTTGGGTGAGGTGATGGCCGACGCTATAGAGGATGCGGAGAACTTGGTGCGCCCAGAGAATCCACATACTGATGGGTATAAGCAAGGTGAAGACGAGTCAGGGCTATTGCAATTAGTGTCTGGTGACGCTTTGCTGTGGTTACAAAACCATTCGGCGGAGCTTGTCACATTGATAAACGAGACAACGCGGGAAGCGCTTAGAGTTGAATTAGCTGACGGCTTTGTGGCAGGCGAAGGGATGCCGCAACTGGCCAAGCGGGTCAGGGGCGTGTTTGACGATTGTACTCGCCGGCGCTCGTTTCTCATAGCACGCACCGAGACCATCCAAGCGTCCGCTCAAGGCCACATAGAGGGATATAAAAACGCTGGCATATCAAGGGTGGAATTCTTTGCCGCACTGGATGAGAGAATCTGTCCCAAATGCGAGTCCTTGCATGGTACGAATTACAAAGCGACGGAGGCAGAGGGAATAATCACTGTGCATCCTCAATGCCGTTGTGTTTGGGTACCAATAGTTGACTAATTGGAGGATATTATGGGTGAACATACTTATAGTCGCGGGCAAACTCAAAAGCGTCGTTCTGCGATCGTGCGTAAATTGTTACCAGTCGAGATTAAGTCCGTGTCGGAGCGCGTGCTTGAGTTTGTGGGATCGACGGAGGCACAGGATAGAGACGGCGAAGTGATAGAGGCCGCTGGCTGGGACTTAAAGGCTTTCCGAAAGAATCCCGTCTTCCTATGGGCGCACAGCTACCATCAGCCACCTATTGGGCGAGCCGTCAAAGTGGCGAAAGCCGACGGCCAGTTAGTGTTCCAGATAGAATTCGCAGATAGGGAGACGTATGAGTTCGCAGACACAATTTATCGTCTATATAAAGGCGGCTTCTTGCACGCTACGTCAGTCGGGTTTATCCCCAAAGAAGCCAAAGATGGCGAGGGAGAGGGCGAGCCGCGCCGGATATTCAAGAAGCAGGAATTACTTGAGTTGTCGGCGGTACCTGTCCCAAGTAATCCTGAAGCCCTAATTAGTGCGCGTGATGCTGGCCTAATCTCCGTGAAGGAGTTTGATGGCCTGACAACGCAGAACGTGGACTTCCTAGAAGAGGTTGTGCCGTTGCTCGACTACCAAAAGGATGACCCACTTCTAAAGCGTGATATGAGCATAGAAGCTATGGAAGCGGCTCTATTGGAGCCAGGGGGGGCGGATGACGACGGCAGCAAGGAAGTGATGACGGGAGATAACTACGAGCAACCGACTATCGATCTAGCTGATATGATACCTACCGCCAAAGAGGTTAGTCAGCAAGAGATGGCGGACGAGATTGATTATGTGCAGGGCTTAGTTCTACAGTGGGATTTTAACGACGACAACACAGCCTCTCTGAAAGAACTGGCCAGCGCAATCATTGAGCGCTTATCAGGGAGCGACATCCCTGTCGATATATTAGAAAAGGCTGGCGCTGTTCTATCGGCTAAAAATAAGCAAAATTTGAAGCAGGCACAGGTATTGATTCAGATCGTGTTGGATAGTGCCGAGCCACAACAAGAGGAAGCCGACGAGCCTAACGATGACGATGAGGTCGCGCAAGTAGTGTCCTCTGCTATTCGTGAGCTTGGCGGAAAATACCAAATAAGGAGAAGGTAGATGGCATTTACAGAAGAACAGATCACAGAGATCAAGGGGGCAATGCTGGAGGTGGTAACGAATCAACTGCCGGAGGATGTGGAAGTCGTTGAGAGGAAGGTGACCGGTGGCGGGGATAATGAGGGAGGCCGGAGAAAGGCATGGACTGGCGGCGACCCATCTGGCCAGGGTGAGGCATTCGCCTCGCTTGGTGAGAATATGTTCGCGGTCAAGGCATACCAAACAGGGAGCGAGCCTGATGGCCGGTTGTATGGCGACCCACTAGCTATCAAACAGCCGACCGGCATGGGCGAATTGATCGACTCCGATGGTGGATTCCTGTTGCAGACTGAATTCTCTGACCAGATCCTCACACGGATGTACGACACGAACGTACTAGCTGGCAGATGTACTAAAATGCAAATTGGCGCCAACGCTGCTCGTCTCAGTATACCGGCCATTGACGAGACAAGTCGCGTGGACGGATCCCGTTACGGCGGCGTCAGGGCATATTGGGAGTCAGAAGGCGCAAGCACAACGGCAACCAAGCCGGCATTCCGACGCTTGAACATAGAGCCTCACAAGTTAATGACGACCTTCTATGTGACAGATGAGATGCTGGCAGATGTAGCACAGCTTGGCGGATTTGCTCAACGGATATTCATTGAGGAGATTGGCTTTAAGCTGGATGATGCTATTGTCAACGGTACAGGGGCAGGCCAGCCAGTCGGTATTGTAACTGGCGGGGCGACTGTGTCGGTAGCTATAGAAACTGGACAGGCGGCCTCAACTATCGTCTACGAGAACGTGCTGAAAATGCGTGCGCGCCTGTGGGCAAAGAGTCGAGCAAGGGCCGTGTGGTTCATCAATCAGGACTGCGAGCCACAGTTAGCCACCATGAGCCTACCCGTTGGCACTGGCGGCGCACCGGTCTTCATGCCTGCTGGCGGCGCATCAGCCGCACCATACGACAGGCTGTTTACGTTGCCGGTTATCCCGATCGAACAGTGCCAAACATTAGGCACTGCCGGCGACATCATACTCGCAGACTTGAGCCAATATCTGCTAGTAGAGAAGGGCGGCGTCAACTCGGCCAGCTCTGTCCACGTCCGGTTCTTACAGGATGAGACTACTTTCCGTATGACTTACCGCGTGAACGGGCAACCAATGTGGGATACTGCCCTCACACCGTTCAAGGGATCGAACACGCAATCCACTACAATCACTCTTGCGGTGCGTTCCTAGGCTTTGCAGGTGTGACGGTATAACGGCAAAATAAAAATAGAGAGGCTAAACATGAGTGCAACTGTTATCGAGAGAATGAATGTCTACAATGCGGCATCATCGAGCTTTATAGCTGCTAACGAGGATATGTTCAACGGCGACCCTGCCACCGACGTGGTGAGCATGGAGAACTATAAGGCGATGGTGTTTATTATCGTTAAGAATGCTGGCGCGACAGGTACGGCCACGATCACTGTGGAAAGCTGCGACGACACGACCCCCTCTACCTCCACGGCGGTAGCGTTCCATTACAAAGCTTGCACATCGGGGAACACTTGGGGTGCAACGACTGCAGCGACAACGTCCGGATTCACCACGACTGCCGGAGCGAATCAAGCCTATATGATAGAGGTGACTTCGGAGGAACTGAGTGGCACAAATAGCTTTGTGCGGCTGAATACGGCTGAAGTGGTGGATAGTGCTTGCGACGGCGCCATACTTGTGGTAGCCATGAACCCGCGCTATGACAAGGAAGTACAGCTAGATATTACATCATAGGCGATCGGTCGTAATGATAAAAAAGAGAAAGGGGAAGCGGCGTGTCAAAGCGCCGCTATTCCCTAGCAAAGATAAGATGGTGCATTCGCCAATAATGGCGAAGACGGCGAACCACGCCGGTAGTGCTCACCCTGGGCACATGGTATAAGACAAGGAGGCGAAAATGCCTACAACAGCAATTAGCTCTGGATGGTCGAGCGGAGAGCTTTACTTCTATGAAACAGCAGTGGGCCGTTCGACTACTGGCGATTTGCTCAAGATTGGCAAGAGTAGGATCGCAATCGGTAATTCTGCACAAGATGTCGATCTCAAGATCTTCCTTGGGTCAACAACCGAGTTCGTCCTGTTTGATGCTGGCAATAGCCGTGTGGACTTCGGTGCGGATGGCAAAGGTGTCGATGTGCGGCTCTTCGGGGAGACAGCTAGTAGCTATTGGATGTGGGACCAATCATTGGATAGCATGTTGATCGCTGGCGGCAGCATGGTAGTTGACGGCCTCGCGGCTAGCAAGGCGACTGTCNCGACAGACTCGACGGCTGGGCCGTTGACTATAACGGCAGCCATGATCGTCGGTAGCTACCTAAAGCGAGACCCTGCGGGCGGCAACAGAACAGACACAACCGACACAGCCGCCAACATAGTCGCTGCGGTAGATAATGCTCAAGTCGGCAGTTCGTGGCTGTTCATCTACAAGAACACCGCAAACGGCGCGGAGACAGTCACGCTCGCTGGCGGAACAGGGGTGACGCTTGACGTGGCCAGCGCAGAGATAGACCAAAATTATACAGCGTTGTTCCTGGTCATTTGTACCAACGTGACCGGCTCATCAGAGGCTGTGACGCTTCATAAGCTCGGCGAATTCACGCACGTCGCATAATAGAGCAAGATAATCGCGGGGCAACTGGGGGGGGCTGGCTGTGAACTAGCCCCCTCCCCATAAAGGATGGAGGTGAGGGTACATGAAGGTGACACTGGGCGTAATACAGAGAGCGGTGGTGGCGAATATATTGCCGAAGGAAGGCAACATTACTAATATGAGGCTGTTGAGGGAATTCAGGGAGATGCTTTCTTTCACAGAGGAAGAGAACAAGCTATACCAGCCACGCTATGAAGTAGACGGCAAATCGAAGCAGCAGATGTTCATATACCGCACTGTAGATGATGAGGGGCAACTGGTACCACAAGAGAAGGAGTTCGAGGTAGGAGATGTGGTGGCGAAGCTCATCGAAGGCGAACTGAAGGAGCTAGACAAGGCGGGCAAACTCAAAGACGAACACATCGACTTATATAATACATTCGTGACGTAAGAAGACCCGACAGGAGGCTAGAATGGCAGGGACGGCGACATATACCGAAAGATCCTATGGCTCAGTGAAATTGTTGAAGTGTGCGTGGACATCAAGCGCCGGCGGTGTGGTAAGCGGCACAGCAAGCTCTGTGGTCTACGACGGGAAGCTTCTAGCTGTGGCCACAGATCCTTCAGCGACAGCGCCTACAGATGACTACGACGTGACCGTGTTAGATGATAACAGTATGGACGTTCTTCTTGGGGCGGGTGCCAATAGGGATACAGCCGATACGGAGTATTTGTTGGAGGCTAACTTGGGAGCTGTGGCACAAAGCACCTTGACCGTGACAATTGCCAACGCAGGAAGCGTAAAACTGGGGACAGTCTACATCTGGATAAGGTAGGCAGTAATGACACTTGGTGACGATATCTTGGCCATGAAAAGGGAAGCCGAGAAGGGCGAGATTCAGGAGCGGACTCACTGCCCGAATGACGGTTGGCTACTAGAGAGGGCCAGCAATGGCACGCTCCATTGTCCCATGGGAGACTTCACCGACCCGCCAAGATGAGTACCTAGAAGGCAAGAGGCATGAATACATACAATGACCTGGCAGTCCTGAAAAGCAGGCTCGATATCACTAGCACTGGTTGGGACGCCGACTTGATGGCCACTCTGATAGCTGCCAGCAGGCAGGTTGACAAGTATTGTAAGCGGTTTTTTTATGTCGATGCAACGACGCGATATTATGACGGCTGTANCACTCCATTCTTTATACAAGATGATGTGTTGACTGTGACGACCCTCAAGCTCGATGAGGACGGCGATGCTACCTATGAGTCAACGATGGCCTCTACCGACTACCACTTGCTACCGTACAATTCCCTACCGAAGACATGGGCGGAGATCTCAACCGCTTCCAACTACGGCGGCTTTGCGTCGGGGATTATGAGAGGCATCGAGATAGCGGGGACATTCGGCTATGGCGACGGCAAATCGGCGACTCCTTATACTGATGCTGGCACGGATATCAATGATGCCTCGATGAATACTACTAAGATAACGTGGGCAGTCGATAGCGGCTTAGCCTTCGCAGTAGGGCAGACGATCCTCTGCAATAGTGAGCAGGCNTATATTAGCGCCATTTCTACCAACAACCTAACTGTCAGTAGGGCAGTGAACGGAACGACGGCTGCTGCCCATTCTGANGACTCTGACTTATATATTTACCAATATCCCGAGCCAATTGAGGAAGCCGTGTTAATACAAGCTATGCGATGGTGGAAGCGCAAGGACTCCGCATTTCA